CATGTCAGTCTCCTGTGTGTTGTGCCAGCCCCCGATGGGCTGGCTCCTACTCCGAGGCTCCCGTGAGCCTCGCCAGCCGCGCGTTGTAGTCGGCGGCCATCTCGTCGCAGAGGGCAGCATGCTGCCCTTGCTTGGCCTGCTGCACCAAGTCCACCAGCCCCGGCCGGTGCTGGCGCAGCTCGGCAGGCGTCTTGGCCGTGTCGGCCAGCTTCTTCCACCCCTCCCAACGGGAGCGGATGGCAGGCTCGTCCATCGTCACCACGATGCCGGGGGCGTCGTCGCGCTCCGGTGCCCACGCCTTCTCGGCAGCCTGCACATACTTGTTGTCATCGAAGAGGCCCATGTGAATGTCAGCAGCAACGCCAAGCCAGCTCGCCGCCTTGGTCATCGCATCCGTCAGGGACTTCTTCGGAGCCTCCTCGTCGGTGAACACCCCATTCTTGGTGGCACCGACAAAGGTGGTCTGGCCGTAGGCGGTGACGAAGTGACGCTCTTCGTTCCGCCGCCACCACAGGCTGATGCGAAGGACGTGGATGATGGAGCGATTGCCACGGTCGTCGAGAACGTGGCCCTCGACATATTGCTCGTCATCGACCTGGACGCCCCAACCCTGGCCGACAGGGCCGAAGGCTGCGGTGAGCCGAGACGCCACCCACGTTGCATTGATCGCGGTGCCCGCAAAGCCGCCACCGCGCGTGAACCGCTTGGTGTATTTCGGATCCGGCGTGCGCAGGAAGTCGAACAGCTCCATGTTCTTGGAGAGTGTCGTGTCGTCCATGTGGGTTCTCCTGTGTTGGTGAGCGATCCTACTTGTGCAGCTCGATTTGCGCAAGCATTTTGTCTGCCTCCTCCTGCAGTCTGGCGTGCGCAAGATGCAGGTCCTTTGGCACGTCTCCACCGCATGCGACGATGCCATCGCGCACGCCGTTGAGATAGGCCATCGTCATGTCCAGGCGGCGCAGCTCGGCACGCGGATGCCGATACGGCATGGCCGCATAGACGAGCTGCAAAATGCCGAACACCCGTTGCACGTCAACCATCGCGCAGTCTCCTCACCCGCTGCGGCTCCTCGTCGAGCGCGTGTATGGCAACGCCACGTTTGGTGCGCACAAGACTCCCGTTGGGCAGCAGCAGCGTTGACGCATCCTTGGGCAGCGCGCTGGTCAGAATGCCACGCAGCTCCTCGAACTGCGCCACCTGATCCTTGAGCCGCACCCAAGCGGAGAGCGCATCCGTCAACGCCGGATCGTCGGTGCGCTTGACGCCCAACGCATCGAGGCTGACAAGCGGCTCGGGCGGCGCGGGAGAGGCGAAGTCCAAAGGCTCCTCACCCACCGCCAGCCAGCTTCGGAAGTCGGCCACGCGCCGCAGCAGATCGCGCTGCTGCTCCATCGACACGGTGATCCAGAGGTAGTCGAAGGCGCTGTCCTTCTTGGAGATGACGCCGAAAGCGCAAAGCCGTGTGCCCGTGATGAGCGAGTAGCCCACGATCTGCGGCATGTAGTGCTGCGCCGCAATCTCGATGGGATCCCGCCCATGCAAGGCCTTGCCCTCGTAGAAGAACCGCTCGCCATCGCGGATGCCCATGCCGTCGATGCCGCTGGTCTTGATGCCCAAGTCCTCGCGATCCAACGCCATTTCTGTGCGGTAGAGGTCGAGGCCCGTGGCAGCGGTGAACGCCTGACGGCCAAGGTCCTCCAACGCATGGCCCATCTGCATTGCCAGCGATGGCGGCTCCGGCACATAGTCGGGCTGGTGCTTGGCCCACAAGCGGCGGCGGCCCGCGTCGCTGTAAAGCAACGGCAGGTCCGAGCAGCGGATGAGAGGTGTCACGGCCACATCTCCCGGCTGAGGCGGATCAGCTTGGCCAGCTTCTCCGCGTGATCCTCGACCTTGCGGGCCATGGCGATGAGCACGTCCATTGGCACGCGGCCATCTCTCGCCAGCATGTCGTGCATGTCGATCAGCAGCCGCGTGGCCTCGTCGATGAGAGCGTTTGTCGCACGCTCCGAGTCGGCGCGCTGGTCGGCCAGGAACTCTTCTTCACTGTCGACCGGAACGCCGTCCTCGATCAGATGCTTGAGGTCGTCCATGGTGTGTGTCTCCGTTGGTTTGGGTGATGCGGACCTCGTAGCCTTTGCCCTTGGCATGTCGCCAAAGCGCCAGCAGCTCGGCCCACCAGTTGCGAACTGGAACCGCCAAATCTTCCACGATCATTGTGTTCGTGTCGTGCTCGAAGATGAAGCGGACTTCGCGGTTGATGTAAACCTTGGTGTGTGGGTGGTCCATGTCTCCTTCCTTGTTGAGAGCGATGGGAGGGGCGGGGGCACCGCCCCTCCACGGAAGCTAGCCGGGCGGCTTCAACCCGGTCAGGAACACACGCGCCGAGAGGTTCTGGCCGGTGCCCGCGCTGACGAAAGGGCGGATCAGGCGCGGCGTGCCACGGAGGGCGACGGAGGAAGCGGCAGTGAACGTGGCAGCACTGTTGTTCTCCATGACCATGATGCCCCACGTGGTGCCACTCAGGCTGCCCTCGAAGCGGATGGTGCCGCCGCTGCCGAAGTTGCCCGATACTTCACCCCAGATGTAGCAAGCGCCATAGGGGATGACGAACGGCGCGCCATCGTCGCCTTGCAGAAGGCCCGTCCATTCCAGAAGGATCGCGTTAGGCTCCTGGGATTCGAGGACGGAGTAGGATCGTGTCGGCATTGCTCACTCCTTGCGCCATTGCCGGAGCATTTCCAGAAACGCCGCCCGCCGCTCCGGCGACAATGGCGGTGGCTCATCCCTCTCGCGCTGCGCACGGCGCTCCCGATCCTGCACTTCATGGTAGGCACGCCGCAACACGGCCAAGGCATCGCGCCTGGGTCGCATCGCCTCCTCGCAGGCGGAGTGCAGCTCCGCCCGCGTAGGCAGGAACTTGCAGGTGCGTGATACCATATCGACCGCCGTGGCAGCCACGTCCCTCGGGAACGAAGCCAGGGTTGATACGATGCCGCGCACATAGATGTCGGCCTCGTGCGGCTTGGCGTGAGGATAGAGGCCGAGCAGCAGCAAGGCCAGTTGCTTGCCAGCCTCCCTGCCGCACGCCTGGCATCTTGCTTCCACCTCGCGGGTGGCAGCCATGATCGCCTCGGCGCTGGGCAGCTTGCTGACAAGGTGGACAGTCTGCCAGTTGTCCGTGCCGATCAGCTTGAAGGCCGTGTCCCACGGGGCGACAGCTTGGCTGCCCGACCGCGCGAGGCTGGTCACGGCATCCTCTCCAACGCCGCGCGGATCAAGGACGGGCGCTTGACCGGCGTGGGGTCGTTGTAGAGATGCGCGCGCTTGACCCAATTGAGCCAGCACCTATCCCAGTCGGAGCGGTTGAGGGACCGCGCCATCCACCATGCGCGGAAGTGGCGCAGTTCCAGGTCGAAGTTGATGCCGGGAAACTGCGCGGCGATGAGGGCCTGCTTCTCGGGATCCGGCCGCCACTCGGCCGTCAACGGGATGGGCTTGCGCTTCATTGCTCGATGACCTCCGCGATGGTGGTGAACTCCCGCAGCGTGGCACCCGTGCCGCGCAAGAGCTGATCGAGCATGTCGGTCTGGCGCTGCAACCCCTCGACAAGCTCGTAAAGCTCACGCGGGTTGTCGGGCGCGCAGCCCTCGTCGATGAGATACTGCATCGCATTGCCGATGGTGCGCGGCATCTCAAGGGCAAGGCTCGTGTCGGTGGCCAAGGAAGCCAGCACGTCCACGATGCTGGGCGGCATCGGCACCGCTGCGGCCCAAACCTGCTCGTCGAAAGCCGTGCTGAACCGGACAGGCGGAGCCTTGCTGGTAGGTGGACCATAGGTGACAAACTCCCGCACACGGCGATGGCTCGTGCCCATCCAGTAGGAGAACACGGCAGGGTGCCGGGTGCCCGTCATGGTGAGCGTGACAGTCCACTCGTCCATGCCCTCTCTTCCCTTGAGGTCAGGCTTTTGCGCCTTGCTGCGCAGCGCGGCCTGCATGTTGAACACCAAGGGCTTCTGGCGAGGCCAGAGCCAAGAATCACTGCAGTCTTGCATGGGTGAGTCTCCTTCTCTTGCGGTAAAGGATTACGTCGATGTTGAAGAAGTGGCGCATGAGTGCGCGCTTCATCTTGGAGACTTCCGTCTCGTGCCCCTTGACATCCTCAACGACAAGCTGACCAGTCTCGTCGCAATACTGGAAGTCGGCGACGTAGGCATAGCGCCGACCCGTGTCGGTGACAAGAGGAAAAACAAAGCGCACCTGACGCTTGAGGTCAGTGATGCGCCCTGCCTGCTGCAAGGCCTGGAGCTGGCACCAGCGCTCGCTTTCCGCCTTGCTGTCGAAGCGCAGGCCAGCAACCACAACGCTTTGGCTGTTGAACTTGCTGCGTCGCATGTTTACCCTCTTCGTATTGCTATCCTTACACGGATAGCATAGACTGTGTAAATGGACGTTAAGCGTGCATATCGGTTTCGGTTCTACCCAACGCCAGAGCAAGAAGAGATTCTTGCCCGCACGTTTGGGTGCGCACGCTTTGTCTATAACCACATGCTGCGCGTGCGCACCGACGCATGGTTTGAGCGCAAGGAAAGCATTGGCTACCATCAGACCTCTGCCATGCTGACCAAGCTCAAGCAGCAGCCCGATTACGCTTGGTTGAACAACGTCGCTAGCGTTCCGTTGCAGCAGGCCTTGCGCCATTTGCAAACAGCGTTTGTCAACTTCTTTGCCAAGCGTGCCCGCTACCCGAAGCTCAAACGCAAGGGCGGCAGGCAGTCTGCGGAGTATACGCGCAGCGCGTTTCGTTGGGACGCCGACAAGCGCGAGCTTAGGCTGGCGAAGATGAGCGAGCCGCTGGCTATTCGCTGGTCCCGCGAGATTCCCAAAGCGGCCAAGCTCACAACCGTGACCGTCTCCAAAGATCCGGCAGGGCGATACTTCGTGTCGCTGCTGTGCGACGACTGCGTGGCCCCAAAGCTTGCGGTCCAAGGCAGTGTGGGGATAGACCTTGGCCTCACTCACTTTGCCACCCTTTCAACGGGAGAGAAGATCGCCGCGCCCAAGACATTTCGCAAACATGAAGCGAGGCTTGCCCGGTTGCAGCGCCGCCTCGCAAAGAAGCAGAAAGGATCCAATCGTCGAGCAAAGGCGAGACTGAAAGTCGCCCGTCTGCATGCAAAGATCGCGGACGCACGCAGGGACTTCCTGCACAAGCTCTCGACTCGGTTGATCAACGAGAACCAAGTGATCGCCGTCGAGAGCCTGTCCGTGTCGAACATGCAGAAGAACCGCTGCCTTGGGAAGTCGATCAGCGATGCAGGCTGGTCGGAGTTCCTGAGGCAGTTGGAATACAAGGCCAAGTGGTATGGCCGCGAACTAATCGGCATCGACAGGTGGTATCCGTCGTCCAAGCGCTGTTCGGAGTGCGGGCACATCGTGTCGAAGATGCCTTTGAATGTGCGGGAGTGGGCTTGTCCTGAGTGTGGCACCGTCCACGACAGGGACGTGAATGCTGCCTGCAATGTGTTGGCCGCCGGACTGGCGGTGTCAGCCCGTGGAGAGGCTGTAAGTCCTGGGTGCATGTGAATGCGCATGGGCAAGCCTCAGCGAAGCGGGAATCTCCGGCCGTTAGGCGGGGGGGAAGTCAAGGCACGTCGAAGCCTGCCCGATCCAGCGCCAGCCCAGAATGTCGGGCAGCTTGAACAGGAACAAGCGCTTGCGCAGCTTGAGCAACTGACGCTGCACGCCAGCGACGAAGTGCTCGCCGAGGACGACGGCCTCGCGCCCCTG